CAACGAACAGCCGGTGGCGCCGCCGTAGGGATCGGTGACGCCGCCGGTGACGGTGATGTTGGTGTGGGCCCAGGCCGACTGGGTGAAATCCTGCGACCACAGCAGCAGATTGGCCTCGACGCCGCCGGGGTCGAGGCTCTGGTTGGCGATATAGCCGCCGCTGGTCTGGGTCGCGTAGAGCGGCGCGTGGCTGACGCCGGCGAGCAGATCCTCGGCGGTGATCGCCAGAGTTCCGTCCTCGTCCTCGTCGATCTCGATGATCCGCACCGGATAGGCCGCCAGCCCCATCGCCGCATGCGTCAGGGTGACGATGTCGCCGGGCTCCAGCAGGGCGAACTGCCAGCCGAGGGTGAACTTGAACTGTTTGCGGATGTAGAGCGTGCGCTGGAGGTAGATCTGCACGGCGTTCTGGGCGACCTGCGGGTCGCAGATCACATGGACGGTGGTGGGGTCCTGCTTGCGCCGCCCGTACTGGCTGATGTTCGCCGCATCGTTGGCGGTGGCGATGGCGGTCGAGTACTGGTTGGTGCGGTCGAGGAACTCAAACTGGACGATGTTGTAGGCGTCGGACTGGTCGGCGATGTCGACGAAGAGGGCGTCGTCGCCGTCGGACTGCGGGATCAGGTGATCGTCGGTGAGCGCATAGGCCGGGGTCAGGTTGGGGGTGAAGGTGGCGCCGTTGCCGGTGACGGCGGTGTCGCCGTAGACGACGATCTTCAACAGCCCCTCGGACCAGGCGAGGTTGGCGTTGGTCGCGGTCATCAGCTCCTGGAGGAAGTCGGAGGCCTGACGTTCCTGGTCGAGGACCGGGCTGACCAGCAGGTTGGCGGCCAGACAGTAGGTCGAATAGGCGGCGAAACTGGTCGCATCGAGCAGGCCGGCGCCCCAGTTGGGCAGGCCGTAGCGGGCGTTGGTGAAGAAGTCGGTGAGGACAGCCTCGGGATTGGCGTCGGGCAGGCCGGAGACGGTGGTGGTCGAAACCACCTCGAAGCTGTGCTGCGGCGTGCCGGCGCCGGAATCCAGGGCGTAGTTCGAGGCGTAGCAGATGCACAGGCCCGAGTAGCCGATCGCCTGGGCGGGATACTTGCTGGTCAGGTACGACCAGACCGACTGGCCCACCGCGCCCGTGGACATCGACAGGCCCGCCTGGGTGCTGGAGGAAGGGCGGGAGGGCTCGGAGGGCGTTCTGATGGGTTCGCTCATTGGGTCCCCGCCTGCGCGGGGATGAGCAGGATTAGAAATTTGGGACGGGCGGATTTTCGGATTGGTTCCGAGAGAGGCTAAGGAACGAGGATCTTGATCGGGACGACGATCAGGGTCTGGCCGTCGAGGTCGCCCTGGAACTTCTGGATGCGGCCCTCGATCCAGCATTTGTGGACGAGGCCGCCGAGGGTCTGGGTGAAGTCGGGATCGGCCGGGTCGACGAACAGCGCCTTGACCGCGTCCAGGATGGCGTTGGTGGTCGATGCCGGGACGGCGTCGTCGTCCTTGCCCGCCTGGTGATAGATCAGCCAGTTGGCGCCCAGGGTGGCGATGGCGTTCTGGCTGGTGACCTGGGTGATCGTCTCGTCGGTCTCGGCCTGGCAGAGCGCCGGCTGGGCGGGCAAATCTTCAAAGGTCTTCACTCGGCGGGCGCTGAAGGCCAGGGCGCCGGAGGGCGACCAGGCGAGGTTGGCGGTGAGGTCGAACAGCGCCTGGTAGATGGGTTCGGCGCGCATCTCAGCCACCGATCTGCGTCTGCAGAGCGCCCAGAACCGCGGATTTCATGCCGCTCTCGATGGCGTCGGCCATCTGCGCCAGGGACGATCGCAGGTAGCTGCGCTCAGGGATGTGCGAGCCCGGGTGGTGGACCACCTTGGCGAACACCTGCTCGCCGCCGGCCAGGAAGGCCAGGGCCTTGGCCCGGGACGGCAGGATGTCGTGGGGCGAGGTGACGCCGCCGTATTCCTGGATGGCGGCGTACTTCAGGTCGCCGCCGGCGAAGAGACGGGTGACGACCCTGTCGCCGGCGATCGTGGGGCCGTCGACACCGACCGAACCGGCCAGCGCGCCGGTGCGGGACTGCAGGACCCCGCCGCTGAGTTTCTGACGCACCAGGCGGAGCAGATGGTCGGCCAAGGCGGCGGATTTGGCGGCGATGGCGGCGGTGACCACTGCCGGGACGTCGTCCAGGCGCCCGGCCAGTTCGTCCGCTCCGGTGAGGGTGACGCTAAGCATCAGAACGGCGCCAACACCTGATAGGGGGCGAGCAGCGCCTTCACCGTGGCGTTCATGTCGGCGAGGCTGAAGGCGACGACCTCCTGGCCGCCGAGCGTCTTGGAGCTGAGGCCGATGCGGTCGCGGCGTCGGAACGCTTCGCCCACCAGCTCGATCGCCGCCTGGGCGAGGTCGGGCGGCGTGGCGGCGTAGCCGGCGGTGTAGGTGACCACCACCGGCAGGGCGAGCGGGAAGCGGTGGCCGATCAGGCACAGGCTGCGGTCGTCGAACAGGATGCCGCTGGTGAGCGCCACCGGGTCGGCGGCGGCGGTGACGGTCTGGCCGGCGAAGGCGACGCTGTCGACGGCGGTGATCGGGAAGTTGCGCAGCAGCAGCACCGACTGGCCGTTGCCGCGGTAGGTCTCGGCGTAGTCGGCCGAGAGTATCTGACGGCCGAGGTAGTTCGTGACGAAGGACGAGACCGCGGTGATCAGGGAGGAGATCTGGGCGTCGGTCGTGGCCCCGGAGACGCCGAGCCAGGTCTTGACGGTGTCGAGATCGGTCAGGTCGCCTGCGGCCATGGGCGGGGCTCCTCAAGGCGGTCGGACCAAAGAGCCCTCACCTCACCTCTCCCACTGGAGTGGGAGAGGAATACTGAGGGAGCGGGGTGGCGGATGGACGGTGAAGCCCGCGCCGGCCTTTCCGTATCCCTCTCGCAACGGGGAGAGGTACGGCGAGGGGTCGGCGGGCCGGGGTTCAGCCTTTGGCGATGTTGGTGATCACGCCCATGGCGAAGGGAGCGTAGACGGCCAGGACCTCTTCGACGTAGACGCCCTTCTGCCGCTGGCGGGTCACCGGGGGCCAGTCGATGGCGTAGTAGTCCTGGCGGCACTTCACCTCGGCGACGTTGGGCACCTCGGAGGACTGGTACTGGGCCGGCAGGTTCTCGGCCCAGCCGACGATGGTGCCGGGCGGCACGAACGGGTGGATCAGCACCGGGATGCGGGTGCCGCCGTCGAGCAGGAACGGGTTGTAGTAGGTGGAAATCGTGCCGCCGGCGTCGATCTGGTAGCCGCCACCGTCCGTATCCTGACGATACTGCAGCAGCGGTCCGGACCCGGACGACAGCACCTTGTCGGTGACGTTGCGCAGCTGCTGGCTGTTCATGAAGAGGACGGTCGGAGTTACCTGGTAGTTGTCCCACATGCTCTCCAGCATGTTGTCGATCTCCAACACATTGCCGCGCGTGCCGGCGGTCAGCGTCGAGCCGGTCCCGGCCGTGCCGGTGGCCAGGGTGTTGACGTAGGCGTTGCTGGACGACTTCAGCGCCGTGGTCAGCAGGCCGTCGTAGCCGAGGCTGTTGGAGGAGGAATCCGCGGTGACCGCGGTGGCCGCCTGCTGGCCGCCGACGAGCGGGGCGGAGAAGGTCGCCGAGTTGATGGTGGTGATCGCCTGCAGGGTTTCGGAGCCAGCCGTGCCTACGAACCAGGCGTAGGCGACGGCGCCCTGAAGGGCGGTGACGGTGGCCGCGAGGGTTTGGCCGAGAGTGATCGCCTGGGTGGCGTTCGACGACTTGTTGGACGAGCCGCCGTTGATGGCGAAGGTCTTGCCGTCGGCGCCGGTGATGGTCTTGGAGGTGGCGACGCCGCCGGAGAGGGACGAGTTGCGGTAGCCCTCAAGGGTGAGGGCGACGACGATCACCGAATAGGTGGCGCTGGGCAGGGTCGCGCCGGAGCCGGCGGCGGCGAGGCCGGGCGTGGCGGGCGTGCCGAGGGCGAGGGAATTGTTGCCGGCGAGGATGGCCATCTCCTCCTTCAGCATGGTCTTCTGCAGCAGGCGCATGGCCATGGTGGCCTGGATATCCTCGAAGCCGACCGCCGCGTTGATCGCCTCGAAGGTGACGGCGTCTTCTTCGCCGAGGGTGACGTAGGCGGCGGACTTCGAGGCGGTGGCGTAGCTCATCTGGCCGGCGCGCTGGCCTTCGGCGACCCAGCCGATGGCGTCATAGCCGGAGCCGATGATCGAGGAGACCTGGCGCCAGTTGGTGGCGGTGCCGCCGGCGCCGGAAACCCGCGGGACGCGGTTCCGCAGCGGGGTGGCGGACGGATAGAGGTTCTTAGCCGGGGCCTGCAGGTCGAAGGCGACCAGGCCGGTGGCGGTGGAGATGGTCTTCTCCAGCCGGTCCGGATCGACCCCGGCCTGGGCGAGGATGGTGCGGGCGATGTCCTCGCTGGGATGGGACATGGCCTGGACGAACTCCTTCTTGAGCTCGTCGCGGGAGAGGGCGTGAGTCATCGGGGATGCTCCTTTTTCGGGGCATGAAAACGGTCGTGCGTCCTTCGAGACGCCCGCGATGCGGGCTCCTCAGGATGACGTAGGTGTTTGATGTGAAAAGAAATTCGTCTTGGTGAGGAGCGCCAGAAGGGCGCGTCTCGAACCACGCACGGTGGGCTATCCGACACTGATCGGCTGGCGCAGGGCGGCCTTCATCAGGATCAGGGCGCGTTCGTCGGGGGTGAGGGCGGCGAAGGCTTTCTGGGCCTCGTCGGCGGTGAGGTCGTGGCTGCCCGTGGCCGGATCGGCGTCCTCGGCCTTGCCGATCGGCC